CAAGTGAATCGAGAACCCCTTCAAATTTTCCTGTTAATTCATCAATTAGTAATTCAAGTTCACCATCGTTAATAAATTCTGATATATTATCATTACTATTGAATCTAATATTATTCTCTTTAAGTCTTTTTATAATAGTATTTGAAATCATTAATAGCCTACCTTCGCGTTAGCGTAATATGGATTGTACGCAGCTTTTGGAACATCCTCATAATCCACATTCCTTTGTTTTTTGTATTCATCTACTTTTAACATTGCTTCAACTGGCGTACAGTCTTCGACAATCATTACTTCGATAACAGTTTTAGATTGATTGATAATTTCAGATTGAGTGTTTATTTTTATATTCAAATCTTCAATTAAATCATATAGATTCTTTCTCTCTTCAAAAAGAGAATCGTATTTTATTTTTGCTAATTTGGCATTTTCAATTATATCAATAATCATATTTTGGTCATTAGTATTCATCCGTAGTATCCATCAAATAAATCAGGTTGAATTTCATTATCTTTAATAAGAATTGCTTGAGTTGAATCAATATCATTATTCAACATTATCTCAATAATTCGTTTTATTTCATAGTGTTGATTTCTTTTATTTTTTATTTGTTCAATTATTTGTTTTATTTCATTCTCTAAATCAATTTTTCTTTGAATTAACTGATTGATTTCTTTTCTCGTCAAGCGATACGCAGAAAACATACGTTCTATATCTTCACCCTTATCACTCATCGTCAACTCCAATATATAACTAAATTATAATGATAATAAATTATGAATACAATTTTTTAACCAATAAATAATATTTTTTATATTAGGTATCAAAAGTGGTTATATTAGATAATATTCCGTATACCTATTTGATAGGTTGGAGTAATCTAAATAAGTGGTATTATGGGGTTAGATTCTCGAAGGATTGCGATCCATCAGATTTATTTGTAACATATTTCACATCCAGCAAATATGTCAAAGAATTCATTAAAATAAATGGAAATCCAGATGTGGTTGAAATTAGAAAAACATTTGATTCAAATGAAAGCAATAAAGCTAGAATATATGAACATAAGGTTTTGCGTAGATTGAAGGTGGTTAATAGAAATGATTTCTTAAATAAATCTTCAGGATTAAGTTCACCACATCTACCAGGCAGAAAAGTTTCCGAGGAAACAAAACGGAAAATAAGTATTAATGGAAAAGGAAAGCATTCTGAAAAAAAGTCAGATAGTCATAGACAGAAAATATCTTGTGCAAATAAAGGCAAACCAAAATCACCACAGGCAATTGCAAATAGAATAAAAGCAAATAATATACCCAATGAAGTTTATGCGAAATTGTCAAGTATTGAATTCTTTAATGAATGTATTATTAATGGTATATCATCTGAACGCATTGCTTTGGATCTTGGCGTTTCTAGTTCAATGGTATTATCATATGCCAAAAAATTAAACATAAAATTCAATAGGCATTTGCCTTTGGTTGTTTTTAATAAAATAACTGATCCAAATTATTTTAAAGACAGCATTAGTAATGGTAAATCGGCGATAATGTTATCAAACGAACTTGGGATACCAGTTAGTGCCGTTCGAAAATATGCCAAAAAATTAAATATTAAATTTCCATTTCATCCAAATAAAACTCATTGATTACATATCACCTAAATCCATTGACATATCATTGTCAGCCAACATGCCAGTTATCGACGTTAACATTTTTTCATGTTTCATAATTAATTCCATTGGTTTTTCTGAAGTGAATATTTCAGGGCATAATTCTTTAAATTCAAGTAAATCAGGTGTTAAATAATTTGATGCTTCATTAATTGGCAAGTCTTGTATTTTATTGGCTGCTTGAAGTGCGTTAATATGAAGTTCAACGTTGGCATTCATCCAAATTAAATAACTTAGTCCATCCATACTACTTGGCCACTTGACATCATATTTTTCATGTTCTTTTTCAAAAGTTCCAGTTCCAAAATTAAATAGTCCACCATTATCCTGACTGTGTTCTAAATATTCCTTATATGCCTTGGACCATTTGAACATATCTCCGGCTTTGCCTTCTGGACTATTTTTATACATTTCTGTTTCAAGTTCTTTTTTAGTCCAAGCAACTTTTTTATATTCAAGATCTTCATATCCACGAACACATACATCACCGATTGTTAATCGTTCTCCAATATTGGTTCTATATGTTTTTATGTTTTTAGCAGCATTCTCTTGAATCCAGTCATTTATAAGTTGAGGACTATTTTTGGCTTCTTTGCTGTCAATATATACGCCACCCTTAAACCCAATATTATTTGGAGATAGTTCATAGCCAAAATATGATTGTCCCTTTGATACCATGACAAATGGACTTGCTGCATCCAAACTTAATGTCAATTCAGGATCAACATATTTTCTTAATGATCGTTGCAACGTGGTTAATGCACAACTTGCCTTTATTTTACCATTACCAAGATAGTGTATAAGTTCTCTACCTTGAAGATATCCGGTATCACGCATAATAATCAATCGTCGTAAATTAATAGCGAAATTGGATACCTGTATGTTACCAAATGCCCAACTTTCAAATGGCATATCTTTAACTGCGTTCCACCATATATCACCTTCTTCAACATTTCTTCCCTGTAAAACGTTCAAAAATTTAGTATCGCCTTCTTTTCTATGTTTCATAAAGAATTTATGATTTTCGATACTTCCGTTTAGGCAATCACCAAAGCTTTTTAGTCCAGGATGCAAACTAATGCCAGTTTCTGGATCATAGCCATATTTTCCAACGGAGGAAGTTGGCCAATCCAATAACATACTGTAGTCTGCGGTTCTTTCAAGCCACCGTAATATCTTCAATCTAACTTTATCTTGATCATTTGAATGTTCGATGGGTGTTTGATTTTCCTTTGGTTGCCAAGGAAATTTTAAAACGCCAGTTGATGCTTGATACCCACCTGAATCACCAACAATAAGAGTGTTTTTTCTATCACGCTTGTTAATCATGCTTTCAACCGATGAATCATCGGGTGGATTCATAACTGCATGACCCGCCGAATATAGCGCCGTTGGATAATAAAACAAGCTATTTGAAGGATTTAAAAAATCCAAATCCTTTAATCCATTTGGCAAACCAGATGGCATTTTTTCTCGTATATTATATTCTACCATATTGCAATAACGAGTATATATGGATGATATACTTGGTAAAAACACACTATAATCATGTTGTGTTTTTGCCAAATTATTTGCTTCTGGATTAACAGTAATGTGTGGCTTATCGAATTCGAATTTTTTAAATTTTTTTGTCATTTACTTATTATTATCTTTTTGCGTTAGGAAATCAATATATTATTTTGTTAAAGCATCAATCAATGGTTTTGCATTTGTATAGTCAAGCAATTTATTATTTTGTTTTTTTATTTCACTTTCTAATTCATGCGTATTGTGATCAATTTTATCCATTAAATCTTTTATTAGTGATATCAAATTGAATTTATTTTTTTGATATGCATTCCAATTTGAGGTCCAATCACTTGGATATTTAAAGAAATCATTCCAAATTTCATTATATGATAATCTATCTGGAAGCAGTGGAATAGCGCCTACTTTAAATGCTTCAATTACCGCTATACCATATGTCTCCTGTAGAGATGCTGAAAAACAAATCTTAGATTCACCAAGCAGCGTATGATATTCATGTTTAGACAGTTTCTTTTCTTGACATACCACCCAATTGTATTCTGGCATTTCTTTTGCAAGATCTTTGAATATCTCAAGTTGTTTTTCTGGTGCTATTCTATGTGGAAATATAATTTGATTTTTCTTTGGTAGATTTTTATATGGTTCAAGAACCTCATCCAAATATTCCATTGGCCAACCAGTTAATTGTATACGATTTGGATCATGAACCTGCATTTCCGCAGTTTCATCATCTTCAAACATTACTTCGACATCAAATAATTCTCTACAAAACATATTACTATGAAAACGAGTTGCAAACCAATTTGTATCGTAACAATAATACAAACTGGCTTCTAAGTTTCGTATCCAAAGTTTATCTCCTATCAATCTACCCAGGAAATCAAATTTATCCCAAGATCCAGCGTGATGAAGTGCATGTATTTTTATTGGTATTTGGAAAAGTTCGCTCATATATCGTAATTGTGTAACTGTGGGATTCCAAGCGTCGGTATATAAAAAAACATCACCTGGTTGAATTTTTCCAGTACTAAACAATTCAGCAATCACTATCAACTGTGATGATTTAAATGCATTTGTAGCGGCAAAATCCAAAAATGCACCTGGAGTTGTAGTGGGAGAAATTTCATCTCCTTCAATAACAACAACTTCAGCTCCAGCAGCATCTAATAATTTTGGGATATGAGTATACCAAGCTTCTGAATATCTAGTTGGAATAGATTCTATCGGAATCACATATATTTTTGTCATTTCAAATACCTATTTTTTTAAAATTATTTTCAATTATGTTTCCATGACAATACAGCCCCGGATTCATCATCCTCTGATACTTCAATAGTAATATCTCGATGTGGATAGCGTTCATGTATTATAGCATGCAGTTCATTTGCCAACATTTCACAAGATCGATTATTCAGTTCAAGAGTATTATCTGAATAAAGTGATTGCAACCATCTTTTGAATATAATGAATTCTATATCTCTATCCATATGAGTAACTTCAATATGAACTTTGAAATGAAATATATGACGATGCATGTCTGCCAAAAAACGAACTGATTCTAGTTTTGGATCAGTTGCAGCCGCTGGATAACAATGAACACCTTCTTTGGTAAATTTAACAAAAATAAATTGATTTGATACAGCCATGTGTTTTTCCTAATCTAAATTTTAATTACAATATAATAATCTATTTAGGTTAAAAGAATCAATTTATTTTTGATTTAATATCTTCTATTTCGCGTTTTAATTCTTTAATTGCTTCAACTAATAATGGCACTATTTTTTCATATTGTAATGTCTTATAATTCTCACCACTTTTGCTATTGCCATCTTTATCCATGTCAAATGGAGCAGGTCTGATTACTTGAGGTAATATAGCTTCAACTTCTTGTGCAAGTAGTCCTACTTTTTGTACTGTGATGTCTTCACCAGCGAGATCATGTGCTAATTGATTTGCATTATAATACACTCCATTGATGGCCATAACTTTGTCAATAGCGCCAGTTATGGTATTGATATTTCCTTTAAGTCGAATATCAGAGAAGTAAGATGTGACTTCCTGTTTGGCAATTAATCCACCATCAACTAAGCAGCTACCGCCGATTT